CGAAACGCCAGAAACCTGAAGTGCCGCAGCAGAAAACACAGAAGGAGTTCCTATCGCACTCGCCGCCGAAACTCCTGTGGCAACAACATCACCCTCTATGGACGCTACCGCAGTTCCTATCGCACTCGCCGCCGAAACTCCTGTAAGAGTAACTGGAAGCGGACTATTCCAAGTGCCTTCGTTCCAAGTTCCTCTATTCCAACCTGATATGGCAACATCTGTATTTGCAACACCACCCATTCCAGGGTGACTAGTGCAATAGTAGTAAAGAGTGGGCGCTCCTACAGCGACGGTAATCTGAGTGTAAGCTCCTGCGTTTCCTGGAGTTCCAGAAGTTGTTACTCCAGTGGTGTACTCGGATCCACTGTTGTGACTTCCATCTGATGTTGTTGAAAACCTAAGAGGATGTGACGAATTAGAACTATCCGCTTGGTCAAACTTATACGTTGCTCCTTCTAATAAGTTTATAGTGGCCTGTTGATTACCATTGAGAGCATATTTATTGCCGCTATCAGTGCTAACAACAGTTACGGTAACCGTTGTAGTCATTAGGAAATCCTAATTACCGCGTTATTTGCATCATTTGCAGGGTATTGAATTGTAAAATCACCTGCGCTTGAAGATTTGTCCCCTCCAAAATTAATTACCGCTACTGCGGGGTCCGCAGCATGGTTTGTGGTAGATCCAGTTCCAGCCGTGGAAAGAGTTGAGTTGTATATCAAAGCTCCTCTCGCGCTAGAAATGGTTGAAGAAGAAAAAGTGGTATCTGCAAAATCAACAAAGGCTGTTGGCACCGCACTACTATTGTCCGCAAGCCCAATGGTCACGCTGCTAAGAGCGGCCCCTCCAGCGGAGTAATTTGTGCCAGAAACCTCGTTACTAGTTGTGTACCCAGTGGTGTCCGCGTCAATGGACGAACTATTGGTAAACATGGCAACCTTGAACGTGTCCGCTGAAATAGCACTAGATCCCGTTCTGGTATGCGCAGTTAAACGGTGAATACCAGCAAGTATTTCTCTTTTAAAAGTACCGCACATTGCGGAAGTACCAACGGCCATTATAGTCTCCTTATAATCTCAGCCATGTCCTCATGGCCTTGTTGCCTCATAAGAGCCCAAATAGTAGTTCTCTCACTTTGGGCCATTCTATTCATATAGAAAATCAATATTTCCTTCAACTTATCTCTATGTGCTATCGCTTGATCCCGTATAACTGGGGGAGCATCTTTGGATACTACCATAATTTTGTTCATGGCCATCTCAGCCATTTCTTCTGGCGAATGACCTCTGTTGTTACTCGTAAATACAAAAGGATCTGGTATCGCCGTATGGCTTTCACTATCGAACATTACGCAACGTCTCTCCTGACTCTGTCGTACCTATACTGATCCCTAGTCTGGAGACCCTCACCAAGATTCTTCAGCCACTGAAGCGACTCTTGAAATCTTGCATTATAAAGTTGAAGAATGTCAGCTTCGCCTTTCATAAAAGTATAAGCCTCAACCAAACTACCATATAAAAGAGCCAGTTCTGCGTTGTCCCCTAGATAACTTGTGCCATCACCACTAGCAGTTATAGACGTAGGTCTATAAAAATAATGTAACTCCATGGTGTAGTCTGAGTCAGGAGTTGGAGCCAACAAAAAACTGTCACTGTCCCAATCAGCATAGAATCGAGGAGTTCCTGTGGTAGCGGGGTTAGGAGTAAAATCTTGCAGAGCCGTAACGTTTTTGTACAAAAGAAACTCTTTGCTAGATGAATTAATCACACTCAAAGAATTTTGGGACAAGAAATCTGCCGGCTTGGATAAATATTGATTACCAGAGGTAGCAGAACCTTGCGCTGCTTTACGAAAAACATCCAACTGAGTTTCTTTTAGAATACGCTCCTCTGCGTTTATTATGAATCGAGACAACTGACTAACAAACGTGGATTCAGTGTTTTGTGTGTAATCCTGTATAGCTGTCTTCAAAGTTGTAAAAGTATACGCCATATCATGCACTCACCGTTACGGGACCGACAGAAGAAAACCCACCGCCACCCCGGGTGTTTCCAGTGGTGGCTGTTCCGCTTCCAGAGGTAAAAGTATAACTGTCATCAGTTACCTTTGTAATAGAAAAGCCTGAAGAATTTTCTATAGCCGCTTCTGTAAAACCATCAAAAGCCTCTACTTTTCTGAACCGCACTGTATCTCCTGTGCTACGACCATGATTTACTTCTGTGACTGTTATTACCGCTGAACCACTAGACCCAGACTTAAAAGAATTAAAAGGTAATAGAACCTCCGGAGCAGGTTCTGTCCTAGCAGATCGACTTAGTTTTAAAGCTTGAGGATCAGCCAAAACTTTTCTGGGTTCCAGTTGTGGTTGCTTTGATTCGTATTCGTCTTTACCAACTAAGCTACCGTTCCACTCCAGCAGCATACTGTTTAGTTTGTACGCCCTACCAGATCTATCTGAGATACCTAAAGCGTATTTTCCAGAAGCGTATCGAGCCATGCTACAAACTCAACGAAGAATAACTAGGAACCAACCGTAAAGCGGTCCTTTCTCCGTCCTCTGATGCAGCTCTTTGAAACTCTTCCTCGTAGATATCTTTCAAGAGACCAATCCTTTGAGGCGCCTTTTTAACAGCTATGTAATAGGCCAAACCAGCAACCAAGCAAGGTAAGAACCTAAACGGTAAATCAGCGGTGTTAACACCTGCATCCGCATCTTGAATGCGTCTGATCCTGTAGTAAATCAATTCGTCCGTTGAGTTTTCAGGAGAGGGCCAGAGCGTAACGGTGGGTGTTATCTGACGGTCCACATAAAACTGAGAGGGCCTTGCTTGGCTGGTTTTTTCGGGCGTACTAAGATAGTCACCTCGATTTATCCGGGTAATCGATATGTCTGTTCCACTTCTTCGTATGACTGCCTCAAGCATGTCTACGGTAGACTGAACATCCACTAAGCTTGGATTAGAACTAATCGTGGTCGTTGCGGAACTACTAGACCCAGTTATGTTCTCCCCCGCTGTAAAATCTCCAGATGGTACTGTTATTCTAATTGTTGTGGAACTAGGCTTACTAATCACAGACGCTGTAACACCACTTGTAGCACCTGTGATAGTCTCTCCTACACTTAAATTAGTTGAAGCACCTACGGTAGCCGTTATGTATCCTATTGGATAGGTGGCCACAGATGACGAGGCAGACAGACGGGCTAAGGGTTGAGTAATCTGTTCTACCGTCCACAGATTTAATCCTCTGTTGGCCCATTCTGCGAACAAGAGATTTAGAGACCGCCTAGAGGTAGCCGCATCATAACCTGTTCTAAACTCTAGGCCACACCTCTCAAAAGCCTCTTCTGTAACTTCGGCCATGTCTAAGTTAAAATCAACCGAACCAGAAGTCGCCATAATTAATTCCTATCCAAAAACAGCCAATCGAACAGCAATACCGATTTGACCCAATACCAAAAGACCCACGCCCCAAAGAATCTTAGTAATTAAATCTAAGGATTTTTGAACATGGAATAAGTCATTTGTTTTTATAGTGTCTATTCTCTCCGAAAGAAGTTTTAAATCCCCTTGAATCTTGACGAGTTCCAGCTCGTTCTTCCTGTCAAGATCCTCAGACATTTTCTTAGTACTGCTTCAAGCAATGCAAAACGATGGAGTAAGTGTCCCCACTGGAGTGACCAACAGTGGTCAACTGAATATCTCCAGTGTTGCCGCCAGATGCCGCTACATTCGGAAGACCGCTCATATCTGAGTAGTCCAACGTGTCTGAATAGTCCGCTGGAAGTTCAGCCGCTATCACATCCGTAGTCGCATCCCAAAGAAGTTTTACACCCATCCCAACATTGGTGAAGGTAATTCTTTTTACACGAACACCTGTGCAAGCCGTTCCGTCTTGCAAAGAAGAAAGTTCCGAAACATCTACTTTAGTAACCGCAGATTCTCCCGTACCGTCACTGGTGTTTGTAAGATAAAAGACAGCTTTTTTAGGTCCATCTTCTACTGTGGTAGCTGTTACAGCATCAGCCATCATTATCTCCTTTTAAAAGAAAGGGGAGATTTCTCCCCCTATCTAATTATGCAACCTGGACGTATTCAATAATAAACGTAAAGGAGCCTGCGGTAGTAGCATCTACTGTGTTTGTAATATTACAATAAATAGTTCTTTCCGCTGACGTATACTGAACAGAGGCTGGCGCGGTAGTTCCACTTTGAGTTTGTAACACCAAACTTGTAGTGGTTACGTTACCTACTACAACTGTAGTTCCACCATCTAAGATTTCATCTGTTACCGCAGCAACAATCTGAGCACCAGAACTAGATGTTCCAACCTCATAACCGATATCTCCCGTTCCAATAACAGGAGAGGTAACACAAAATATTTTAATGTTGGTAATAATTGTGTTGGCAGGTTGCGTAAACTGGCCAATAGCTGGGCTGTCGCCAGCCGTAGTGTTTACAGTTACGCCTGTCGCAAAACCAACATGCT